GAAACTCTCCACTTTTATACAAAATCTTGGAGATGAATTGTATATCATGCTATCAAAGTCTTTACAATTTAATTTCCCTGGCATTGTAGGTAAGGTTCCAGATTTTCTACCGGACTTTATGGGAGGTGGAAAAGAAATTCAAATTATGCCTGGGTTCTCATTAGGCGTAGGTAATGAAGCAACCCGTGCTGCAGCAGCTGAGCGAATAGATTATAGAACTGCAAGAGCTACAGCTCGTGTTAATGAAAGAAATAGAGAAGTTGCAGATATGATGAAAGCCCAGCAAGATAGACTCGCTGAGCTTCGAGATGCTTTCCAAAATCAGGTGGTTAATGCAGTTAATAATAGTACGAATACTGTTAACAATACTCAAAACACTGTTCTTAACGCACCACAGATGCCTGATCCGTTAATGCCTAGTTAGGCTGCGTCCTCATTAATCAATTTAGAAAAATATGACATTGTGTCATCTTCATCTGCTTGAGAAGTAGCTTCTGCTGTTACTTCTGTAGGAGCTGGCGTTTCTTTAATTGAAGGCGCCGGGAGTTCATCACCTAAACTAATTTCATCTTCAATCTTAGGTGCTCCACCTAAAATACCACCACCAATTACTGATTGTAGTTTTGCTTGAAGTTCATCAAATGATTTATACTGCTTAGGGTCAGTAAACTCTCGAAGATCATGCATTGAGTTATATAGCTTTTCTAACTCTTCATCGTCCTGAGATAAAGGAGAAGGAGATGCGAACTCTGATTTGTCATAGTTGCGATATCCCTCAACATCACGAATCTTTAACTTGAAGTTAGCGCCTTCCCAAAAATCAAATGGATTGATTGGATCTTCATCAGCAAACTCTGGATTCATTGCATCCATAAGCTTATCGAAGATTTTCTTACCATATTGATATAGGAACACTTTACCTTCATTGGCAGGATTGCCAGGATCACTTACAATGTAGACATTAGAAACATGATGTAGTCGACGTTTTTGTCGGCGTGCTGTTTCTTTATCTGCTTCTATACCAGAATTCCATAGGCGAGAATTTAATTCTCCAACAGGATCTGATTGACCAATAGAAGTAAGTGACTTTTCAATGTACCACTTACCAGTTGGACCTTTGAAACCATGATCCCAATATCGATTCCAAGGTAAGTCTGAACCTTCAGAAGCTGGTAAGAAACGAATAACAGCATAACCATTATTCTGTTTATCCACCGTAGGCTTCCACATACGTTCGTCTACATATTTGTTTGATTGAGTTTGAGAACCAGTTGCTTCTGCTGCTGCAACGAGTTGCTCGATTTTTCCGCGGTTGCGTTTTAAATTAGCGAATGACATTTATATTCTCCATATTGCTGAAATATTACTGTATTATATCTTATATGCACTGTATTGTACATAGCTATTTATTCAAAATACAAAGTATTTTGTCGAGGCAAGAAGTTTAATCTCATAGCCTCTGCTTCAATCTTCTCCTTTATAACAGGAGAAATGAATTTCTTTACATCTTCAGGATCGATGTTAGTAGCATTGCAAGCTTCAACTACAGCATCAATGTACCCTAGCTTTTTTTCTATAACCTGCTTCTCTACTATCTTACTGAATTTAGATTTATTCATGAATTCTGTTTCTATCATGCTTCCTCTTCTATTTCTGGGTCTAAGCCTGTGTAAGTGTATCCTAAGTCTTGATAGAAGACTCCGTAGGAATATTTTTGTGTACCATCTGCATGGTAAGCAGGAGTTGTACATCTATAACGAATTTTATGTTGTTGATACTCACCATAAAACATATCAACATATTCACCAGTGCTTAAGTACTTGTTAAGATTATTGATGTAAGCTTGAATGTGAGCAACCTTAGCCTCTGCATTCTTTTCTTTCAAGCGAACCATCTTCCTAGCACCAGCTAATAAGTCCTTCTGAGTCTTAATCCAAGATTGTACCTTACGGAAATAAAATGGATCGTCCTCTTCTCTATTCAAAGCGTTTGGATGTATGTTTTTATATTGAGGAGGATTTGCTTTCATCCTCTTCTCGCGAGCTATCCTTAATCTTTCGGCAGCTGCAGCACGTTGTTCTTCAGACATCGGTTTACGTTTTTTACGAATAGTCATACAATTATCTCCTTCATTGATAATACTATTCTACCACAGTTTAAATGGAATGTAAACCCCTAATTATCATTTAATTCTTGTAGTTCTATCTCACCGTCTTCACTTACGGTGTACTTAACTAGATTATTGTCAACCATATACATTATAGTAGATTCTATAATATCATCTTGATCAGCCATAACCATTTTTCTACCGACCATGAAAGCACAGCCAGAGGCAGCAAAAAACAAGAACCAAAGGATAGCTGTTGAACTAAAAATCATGTACTTCTCCTTTATTACTAGTACTATTTATTAAGTCCAGACAACCTCTTCTATTCGGTCAATCCTGAAGCTTCTCCAGTCATTCTTATCAAGATCCCAAACAGCTAAAGTATCAGGATTCTTTTCAGTTTTTTCTAGATACTCTTTGAAGTCAAGTTGTTCTGGCAAAAACTTTGGCATTAGTGTACAGTTCATTACACGTTTAGTTCCATCAGCTTTTTCAAATGTAACCTGACCCTTTTCTTTCCTGAGTCTATTTGCCATATTATCACGGGTTAGTTCCATCAGTTCCTCCTCATTTGTGCAGCATCCACTGCAGCTTGCTTATTATCTTTTCTTACTGGCATAAGATTAGATTTATGTGTGACTACAATACCAGCAATCTCATTGCCAGTATACTTAACAGCATCTTGTTTAGTGCCGTTACTACAAATCTTGTCAGAAGTAGGTGGCAATACTCGATCTACAGTGAGATCAGGCATTGGAGCTCTGTAGTTTGACTTCTTATTAGTAACACCCATCTTCTTAAGAAAAGCTTCATGTTCTGCCATAGCTTTTTTCCAGCCTGGCTTACGCTTTACTTTAGATTTACCGTGAACTTGGATTCCGCGAATCATATGCATTGACATAATATATCTCCTTTCAATCAGAAGAGGGGCGTTCTGCAGTTGCCCCTCCCCCTATCTGCATTTAACGTATGCAGCAACCGTCTGGGTTTATTGGTACCAGCCGCTATACCAACCTCGGTGCCCTGTACAGGAACTTACTATTACACCTAGGATTTTACATGTCAGATGAAGCATCCCATACCCACTTATTATAACGATACTTGGGACCGAATATAACTACATCTGAATCTCCGACCTCAGTCATAACACGATCGTCATTCCATTTGTGGATCATTGCAGGACCACCCCACAATCGATAAGCTCGAACGAACTCATCTCCACGGAAACCAACATAGTGTACAACTTTAACCATAATACTATTCTATACTATTTCTCAACAAAAGTAAAGGACTTTTTTTAAATACTTTTCAATCCTTCACACCAAGTTACCAGTGACTTACGTAGTCCCTTTGTTACTGGAGCTACTCTGTGTGGCATTAGACTAGGGAACACAACGACCGTTCCTTTATCTTTATACTTTGGATCTGATAAGTCTACGCCACCAATCTCTAAATTACCACCCTCATACTCATGAGCAGCAGATAACTGAATAGACATACTTAACTTTCTCTGATACATGTTATCAACGTCTGGACTCGTATCAGTGTGCCAATCATAATGTCCTTCATAAGACTCATGATACTCAGAGTATTGCATATCAAATACATCACGTATGTCAAATCCAAATAACTGTCTATTCGTTCTCGAGAACTTGTCCCATATCCATGCATGTAGATCGCGGTCTTGAGTAAACTTAATCTGACTCCTTCGAATCTCTGAGTTTACTTGACCCTCTTGGTTAACTTGTCCATCTTCATTAGGCCTGTCCTTGTAGGCCTTTTCAATGATCTGCTCTAAATCACGCATCTCAGTATCATTTAGCTTCCACGCAGCAAACGGTGGTCTCAATGGCATTGTTCAATCACTCCTATAATGTTCGTCGAAGACTCCGTATATTCGAAGCTTGACGTTTTTAATGTGGTTACACGGCACCCGTGGTTTCTTACGACAGGTACAGCTGAATCCATCTGGTTCCATCCGTACAGTACCCTGAGCATAGTGCCATTCAGTACCTACTAACCAGTGGTCTGATGTATTTATGAGGCTCGCGGGAAACACAGTCATGTTCAGTCCTTCCTCGCGCCGGAGGCGCGTCGCATTTTAATCCCAGTCATTATCGAAGCGAGTAGTGTGATACATTGTCTCGCCATAGTACTCCTTAGCGTACTTCGAAGCATCAGTCCACTGATACATGTTAGACTCCTTTGGGACATCCATGAACGAACGGTCGACCTTTGGAGCACGTACCTTACGAGTCTTTTTCTTTACCGCAGCGAGTTTTTTGTTACGCTGATCGATCTTTTTGATAAGAGCCATACGTTCGTCATAAGAAGTTGCGATTGTCATATAATATCCTTTCATTTGATAGAGTTATTCTACCATAAAACACAGGGAATGTAAACCTTTTTGTTTCGTTTAAATTCAATAACTTACGTTTTTTTATCGAGAACATAAGAACCTTGTGGTAACCTCCACGCCTGCATAAGTTTAAAGTACATCGTAGGTGTCATCGTAATGACTTCGAACATATTCGTCTTCTCATTCCACTGACGAATGTGGCAGTAGTCATCGTACAAGAGAGCCTGAACGTCCTCAAGCTCTCCGGTATTATCGAGAATAGTTATAGCTGTCTCGTCCATATCCATCTCGACTGTTATCATCCCCAGTCCTTCCGATCTTCCTCGTTATTGAAGCCATAGGTGTACTCTACGATCTGCTCTGAGTCCATGTCGGCCATCTCTACTCGAGGGCCATTGCCAGTTCCGTTAGGATACCAGTGTGGATCGTATGGTCTCATGTAGTAGCGATCCGCAGAGCCACGGTCCTGTGGAGATCCGTGGACTGGAAGCTTATCTGATTCAATTCGAACAATAGCCATTACTC